ATTCGGTGCACAGTCTTGTGCTGGATATGCCATGACTTTCCATGTCATGACTGACTACGGAATCGTTCGTAGCAGAGTTCCCATTCATATGCTATGCTGGAAGCCAGAGGCTCCTTTGATGCCACTTGATCATCTGCAACTTTGGGATTGTTTTCATGAGAATGTATCCACGGTTGAATATGATGCTCTTTTTGATTGCAGGGCAAAGGTTGTTTTGAAAGACAAAACAGAGCACTGGGGTGATTATGTAATGACTTTTGATTGGTATAGGAATGCCTATTCAGAGGAACCTACGCAATACAAGTGCCTTCACATGATTGCCTTGGACAACGGAAACTACACACTCCAGCCAAACAATAGAATCTTTTGGAAAAACATGTCATTTGTCACAAAGCCATTCCCGGAAAAACCGGACTTCAAGGTTGACAACAAGGCATGGAAGTGCGAAGGTGAGAGTGATCGTTGGATCATCGATGGTCATGATGACAATTATTACTATGATATAAACCCGACTAAATAATCTTATGCGTAGTTCAGTCAACGCTGACTAGAATCGCCTACTTGCAAGGGGCGGTTTGATACAGAGCAACAGAGGTGCAAGTCCTTCGCTACGCTTTTGGTATTGTTGATATTGGATAGAAATACGGCAACACAGGGGTTCGATTCCCCTCGGCTCCATTAGCCTAACCCAGAGTCACTGCAACCTCTGGAGACGGCGAAACAAGTCCTCGTAGCAGCGGGGCACGACCTGAAGTCCTAGGCTTCAGGTCAATACGGGGCTGAACTGGCTTCGACTGTCGTAAAGTATTGAAGAAGGAGATACCCGACACGGGTAACAAGTGTCGTAAATAAACAGTTGCAAATATAAAAGCCGCACCAATGCGGATGGCTGCTTAAAGCAGTGGGGTTTCCCGGTTTTCCCGCATCTGAAAAACCGGGTTTTTTATTTTGACATTAAATACTATGGAACTATAATATCGTTATGCCAAACTCAAAGCAACGTATTACTGCTCGTCGTCACAAGAAGCGTAAGGACCGTCTTGCACGGAACCGCGCTAGTAGCCTCATGGAGGCAAAAGTTGGTACACTTCGTGCGCTTGACGCGATTGGCCAGCTCCCCAAGTCTGTCAAGCAAAAGAGACTGCCTAATGGCTAAGACTGAAATCCAGATGCCTCTTGCGGATGTACGCAAGAAGTACGATTCTATTGACTGTTTTTTTACCTACTACGATGGTGATAAATCTACGTTTGATTTTTATGGAACTGATGCTACTGGTTCAGAGGTTCGCATTTCCCTTGGTGGATGCCCCGCTTGGATCAAGCATATGTCTTTTGGTCCTCAAGACCCACTAAATATCTCCGATGCCATTGAGCGTCATGTTCGTTACATCTCTGTCACGGACAATCGTGGCAAGGTTGTGTACGAACAGTTTTTTGACACCAACTAAAGGACACTATGAATAATTCTGATTATAACGATTTTAACAATTGGCAAAACGGGGACGAGAATGAGATGAATAATCCCAATAACTGGTTTCCCAAGGGCGGATTCTTCTATTACGGATCCAACAACGATGCTTTCAAGAACATGTGGAACAAGATCAACAAGGGCGAGGATCCAATGGAGTACATGAAGCAGTACTTCCATATGGATGATATGAAGCCGCAAAAGAAGCCCCGCAAGGTCTCACCTCAGCAGAGAAACGACCAGAAGCCTGCAATCTTTACTCAAGAAGATTACATGAAGCTTATTGAGATCCGTGGATATCTCAACATTACCGAGCAGCATGCTCACGTAAAGGCTTTGGATAAGCTTCTCAATCAAATTCAAATTGTATGGAAGGAAAACAAATGACTTATATTCCAGGATCAGCTTATACCGCCGGGTTTAAGGCTCGGATGGAAGGCCAAAGTCGTAGTCTTTTGAGCGCAGATGTTACCAATGTCTACATTCAAGAGTGGCAGACAGGCTGGGATGATGCCCATAAAAAGATCATCTCAGAAGCCAGAGAAAATGCTGGCTGCAGTAAACCTAAATGTTGTAAAAACTTTATTCAAGATTAAAAAACCCCCGAAAGGGGGTTTATTTTTTCTTGTTGATATCTTTTGATTTTTGAGGAGTGGATCCTCCATAAAATGGAGATCTGCCAAACTGCATCTCTTCTAAATCGTGAGTGTGGTGCATACCAATTTGGTCCATTAACTGCTGTGATAATTTTCTTTCTACAGAATCTGAATTTCTATGGTGAACCACTGCAACGCGCCTTGCATCACCTATGATACTCATATCATCTGTTTTTGTTCTAACTGCTTCATATGCAGATTCTTTAAATTTTTGTTTAAATCTGTTAATTACTTTTTGAGAATATTTTGGTAATAATTTATCTTGCAATGCTTTCCACAAATCATATCTGGATCCACTTTCGCTGCGACCTCCAGATCTAGTTATTTCATAACCCAGATCCACTTGTGGTCTTCTTGAAGCTACATCAGTTGATGTTTGTTGCAGCCCAAGATTACTCAAAAATTTAGAAAATAAAATTTGTGTATGCTGCGGAATCAAATACTGTTTTGATCTTTTTTTGCTATAACCAGATTCAATTCCTATATGATGCACTTGACCTTTTTTTTCTGGGTGTTCCATTCCTACATGTATATCAGAATGATTCTTTGTTTTTCCTTCGGGAAATATACCAAATTCACCTATGCCTAACTGTTTTCTGTGAGTTGCATCAGTTATATGCTTATATCCAGCGGCAATCATTTTATCCGTTAAGGCTTTTAACATGGCAGATTCGCTTACGGGATTTGGGCCAGATACGGACTGCCCTTTAAATAACGATGCGGCATTTTCTATTTCTTTATCACTCTTGATATTTGCAGACAAAGTTATCATTGTTTTATTGCCAGTGGTGGTCAACTCCTCTTTATCTGTCTGTGTTGCTACCGATGGTTTACCCGGCTTATCATCTGCATCATTGTATTGAGCGACTATAGATTGATCCTCTTCATTCAAAATATCTAAATCCATTAAACCAAATTCTTCCATAAAGCTTATGGACTTCAGTTTAATCCAGTGAATCTCTGATTTTCCTGTATCTGGATCCACTGATCTTATTGCCATATGACCTTTGGGATTTCTTCTTTGATATCTCTGAAGATATCTCTTCGTTTCACTGTCAGGAACATGCTTCCATGCCTTTGCGCCCTTAAACCCTGACATTTCCTCCGGGCATACATCAAACATCTCACAGGTATCAAGACCTTTCAAAACGGGCTCGGTTCGTTTGGTTAATCCCATAACAGGATCATAGCCGGACACCTTTCCGGTATTATAATCGGGTGAGGATCCTGGTGTGCCCATGCCTTGGGCACTCATATCCTCGCAGAGCTCAATATAACTGAGTTCAGGATTTACGTAAAGGGCAAGATAGCCTTCAACCAGTCCCTGATATTCACTTTCAGTAATTCCAATTTTTTGAACTTCCTCGCCAAACAATTGCATCGTTGACATATAATTGCCAAGTTTTGCTCTAGTCATTCCTTGTGGAATTTCTTCAAATATTTTTTTTAATTTGATGATCAGATATTCAAGCGGATCTATGCTGCTTTCCGGCTTTACAATATTTCCCCGCTCATCGATAGCACCTGCTCGGTAGGCAGCAAAAGAAGTGTACGGAGCTGAAATACCTTCAGCAAATTTGTAAAAATAAAAAGATGGTATGTATTGTGGGGCGTTCATCTAAAATATTTATTTTTCTGTTTGAGTCAGTTTGCGGTCCACACGGGGGTCGGTATTAAGTCTAGCAAAATCAACTTCCGGTATATTTTTTATCTCAAAGGATAAAAATACCAAGAAAGATTTTAAATATGAATGCAATCTTGGCTCAGTCTTAAAAAATAAAATACGGCAAGCATTTTGCTCACCAAATACATTTCTCAATATGATTATATGGTTTATTATCAATCTTTCTCTGATTGATTTTAAAGTTTTATGTTTATGAATTTTTTGCAATAATCTCTTAACGTATTTTACACGTTTAAGATCATCTAAAAATTCATTTTTACCTGAACATTCACTGTTAAAATAACAAGACTGACAGAATTCTAAAAAAAGTTCTTCTGTCAGTGGCTTGTTTTTATCTATCATTATAAGGTCAGTGTTCGCACCCACAGTCATTTCCACCATCTTGATTATATGAAGAAGTTTCAGAAGGTGTGATGACCAAATTAATTTTACGCAAATGGTTTGGTTGCTTCACGACATTCATGGTAAGGACCAATGAATGACCTAATTTTTCTTTTATTCCGTCGCCTTGTTTGAATCCAGTCTTGTTGACATCGTCATATGGATTCTGCCCATAGACTCCTAGTTGGGGGCTTCCGTACTGAACGAGTTCGTAGGTAGAAAGACCATCCGAGACTTTTTGGGCAGGGCATTTAAAATCAAAGCCAACTAGATTTAGTTTTTGCTTTACAACACCCAAAACACTGTCAGGATCGATGTAATCACGATCAGAGAATGTGTGCAACATGGCATTGATTGCATCAATCTGGCGTGGCATGTTGATGTTGAAGGTACCCTTATCGGTTAGCGGAGATTGTCCGAGCTTTCCTTGTGGATCACCGATATAAAGACCACCACCGAAGGTATGTTCAGTGGCATTTTCTGCAAGATGGTTTATGGTTTTGAGGAGATTTTTAAATTTCATGTCGTTCCTTTTATTTAGTTCTGCGGCTAGCTAACCCATAAAGATTATCATTGTATGTTACTTTATTGATTGAGGAAATGGTTTCTTCAATGATACTTTCGTTGACTTTCTTCCATTTTCCACCCTTGCTCTTATAGCATTTTGACGCCCAAGCATTTGCATAAGCTGAGGGGTATACGTCAAACTTTTTCTTTGCTTGTGCAATGCAGGCACTCCATTGCTTTGGGTTCTTTGGTTTATTTTCCTCTTTAAGCATTGCGCTTACTGGTGTTGCGCTCCATGTCTTGCATGCCCAGTAGCGAGCTTTCCAACGGGGTCCTGGAGTATCGCAATTATGTCGTGCTCTAAAATTTCTACGACGATCTGGGTCATCCCGTTTGATTTCCATGTTTGGGTCGCCAAAATTTACTTTAACAACATTTCCTTTATCATTTTTCACGTAAACTTTATATTTTTTGACATCACCCCGCATGATCTTGTTGAGCTTGACTTTTTTGTTGTTATCCTCGTGTATGGACACCAAACCGTTATCATCATCTAATTCGGTGCCTTCACTTACATCAACAAAACCCATAGTGGTATCTGGAGTAAATGTTTCCTCTATAAAGCAACCATTTTCATCTGTAAAACTTACTTTATACTTTTCATTTACAAGCTCTACCATGTCAACATTTAGTATATTTCCAGATTCTGTGATTACAACATCACATGGCAAAAGTTCGTGGGCTTCAATGCTAGCAAAGGGAGATTCATTTACAACTGAGAGATTTTCTATTAGAAAGTATTCAAATGTTTCTTTTAATTCGGTTACACCGGTTTTAACATAAACTGGTTTCTTCCCAGTTCCTTTTACTGAACCCTTTTTGCCTCTTCCGGCTTTCTTTTGTGCTACGCGCTTTCTACGAACAAAGCTGGCCACTTTTTCCTTACCTAACTTATCGGCTTTTTGTCTACTCAGGCACGCAGAGTAACTTTCTCCTTTATCTGCATCTCCACACTTACCGACTCTTTCGCCTTTGGTGTTATAACGATCCCAACCTGGCTTTTCATCGGCAGATTCTCTGTTGAACCATTTTCCCAGACCGGAATCGCTGTAAACTTTTTCAATTAAATTTTGTAAAAACTTATCGCTCATTTCCAGTCCTTCTTTTGTTTCTCGCCTTTGTGATGACCATTATCCGATCTATTTTCAGATCGATCTCGGACACGTAAATTATTTAGACCTTTTGAACCACCGGAACGAAGAGGTTTCTTGTGGTCGATGTCTTTTCCATCTCCCTTTTTTACTTTTCCCTTCTTTATCATTTGTTCGCGTGCCTTTGTTCTGGCTGCACGCTCGGCTCTCTGTTTTGGTTTTCCGTGGTAATTTCTATATTCTTTTTTATAATTTCTTTTTGCTTCTTCGATTATAATGTCCGAAATAAGCATTTGAATCAACTGAGGATCCCGGGTTGCACGATCAAGCATGTTTTCATAAATTGCTTTTAGATTGATCATGAATGGCTCAACATTCTCATTAAGAACACTTTGGTTTTGAAGAATAATTTCTGCTTCGCTGTCCATCAGCAATTGATTATTCAGCAACTTAAGTAATACAAAATTATTTGTAAGCGACTCAACCAAAACATCGTTTAAGAATACTGCACTTTCACCTAGAACTTCATTGCTGATGTTTTCACCTTTCAGCACCGGAATCTTGGTGGTTTTTTTGCCTATCGTAACGTAATTATATTGAACAGAGTTTAGATCTTTTACGTTAAACCCTGGCAATAAACTTGCATTTAACATGAAGTCATTGTTCTTGCTCAAATAAGAAACCATCAAGTTTATTGGATCGATTTGATCTCTTTGAACTAATAAACTTTCAAGTGAAGGCTTCTTTTGCTCTTTTTCTTCTACGACTGTAGTGAACCGTCTTAGTTGTTCAGCTGCAGATGGTTTGTAGTTATCAATATTGGAAAAAGTCATAACATCTTTTGCCTGACTTACATCCAGTTTTGAATCTTTTGATATCGTGGCAAAATAATCATCAGTCATTGGGAAAATGCCATTGACCGTGATAAGATGATTTGGTGCCATTTGTGGATCGGCAATTCCATCACCACGCAATACGGTCTTAAGTAGATTATTTACTACTTGAGTCTTAAATGCGCTCTTTGCGCCTTTAATTGATTTGGATGCAACTTCTTCCCAACCCTTTGTGTAGGTGGACATTGATGCGAGTGGATTCAAGTTTCCTTCTGCATCAATAACTGTTCCCTTAACTGCACCCCTGGTATCTTTAATTTCCATTTTTTGCAACTTTGCAAAAAGTTTTGGATCTTCCTTAATCTGTCCAAGAAGATCGTCTGGAATTAATACAGGAGAGAAGTTTTGAGCCGCAGTTTGTGCTTGCTGCATTGCTTGTGCAAATTTAGGATCAGCTTGCATAACTTGAGGGTTTGCCATTGCTTGTGACAATGCGTTTGCAACAAACCCTCTAAAATTTTTATTTGATTGGTCGAATTGATTGGTGGATAGAGATATCTCGCCACCAGCTGAAACTTTAAATTTATAGTTACCGCATTCCATATCCGGTGCACCGTCAGAACTTATAGGTTTTCCGGTCGTCTCGACATTAGTCAATAGATTTTGAACACATTGCTCACCGATCTGCGAAAGAATCTTTCTTGCGGTAAAAAACGCAGATCTAGTGAAGTCTTTGGCGTCCGGTGCCAAAGCCAAGTAGGTCTGTAGCTCCTGGTCGCTTGCACCTGATTTCAACTTAGCAAGGAACACAAGAGCGTTCAATACCTGTTGATTGTATGGTGAGCTACTAATATCACTCAAACCATATTCAACGCTTAGTGATTCGTAAGTCAATCTATCGAAATCATTATTCGAAGGTGGCTTGCGCATCATTTTAAAGTATTCGCTTCTGAGCTCCGGAGGCATCGCAGCCAATTGCTCTGGAGTCATTTGTGTCATGGCTTGGAGCATCTGCTCCTTGTCCATTTTCTTGGCTTTTGTTTTCTCTTTCTTTTCTTTCTCTTCCTCTGTTTTTGGACGTGCTTCTTCGCGGTCCTTCTTTTCTTCAGAGGATTTTTTACGTTCGGTTTCTGGTTTTTCTTTTTGTTTTACATCACCGAAGAGAAGTTTTGATGCACGTGTCTGTTCAAAATTTGGATCGCTTGTTGCGCGTTTTGCATCTTCAATAGAAAGAGCATCTTTATTTAATTTTTCATGTAGCCCAGCATTGAATGAATCTTTGAAGATTAATTGAATGCTTCCGCTTTTTGTTTTTACCAAAAGAACTTCTTTTACTAGTTCTTGCTTTGGCTTGTTTTCTCTTGGAACCTGTTTAGACCGCTCTACACGCTTTCTGGCAGCATCTCGGGCCTTTGCATCTGGGGAGGATGACTTGGCCCTTTCTTTTTGCTCTGCAGCTCCAGAGGCGGCTGGAGCCTCCATAATAAGAGAATTTTTGGTAATCTTGGTAATTAAATTTTTAAAGTTCATCTCCAATTATTTAGGCTCTGAGGAAGGCTTGTAGGCCGCAAGAGGATCATATAATTGAAAATTTTTACAAGACTTTACCTTACCATTTGACAATTTCTTGATGCATCCATAATCAATATTATTGGATTCTGCAAATTGTTTTAGATTAGAAACGGTTACCAGTTCACCTGTTGTCTTGTTTTGAAAAATTGCAGATTTGTGAACTTTAATCTGTTGTTTCTTTGGTTCCTCTATTTTTTCTCTAGAACCAGTTCGGTCCTGCACCGGTCTAACTTCTACAGCAGTCCATCCTTTGTAAGTCTTGCGCTTTCCATTTAAAAGCTCACAGATCTTAACTGGAGTTAGCCCATGGAGTTTCCCAAATTCCGTTAAATTTTCAAAAAAAAACTTTTCCCCTGTATCAGCTCGCTTAAGCCAGTTTCCGTTTTGTTCTTTTACTGGATTGGTCCAAATCCAGTATCTACCCTCTTGGGTAAAAAATCCACCATTTTGCTGGACAAATTTGGCTCTATTTTTTGCAGCCTTGGAATTGTCGTTCATCATAGACCACAACTTAGAATTACGTCGATTTATATCATCCCAAGGAGATGATAGATTATGAATTTCCATGGTCTCTCTTATATTCTTCTATTAAACTTTTTAAATGTCGGACATAATTGATCGGTTTACCTTGGAATACTTGGCGCATACCATCTTCACATGCAATAAGAATTGCAAAATTATCAACTATTATCCCGGTTCTTTCCTGGAACATCAATGCATATGCCGTTGCTTGAGCAAAATAATTATCAATGTCAGATTCTCTTTTTTCTTTTGTGCTGGCTTTAAAATCTATAATTGAGAGTTTGCCATCGTATTCAGCAATACAATCCGTTCTCCCTGCCAACCCTAGAGTTTTAGACCAAAGAGGTGTTTCAATTGCTTTAATATTATCTATTTTATCTAGTTCGGGGCGAAGTAAAGAAAAAAGCCCCTTTAATGATGAATGGATATCATCATAGTTAATTTTTTCATTTTTTAAGTATTGTTCTATTAGCCCGTGGAATTTTGTTCCGCGTGATGTTACGCGTTTACTTTCTTCTGGATTCCTCTGTCGCCACTCAGCAAAAAACTTTTGTTTTTTGAAACCAACAACAGTGGTTACTGATGGAAATATGCCATCTGGAGTTTCGTATAGACGTTTTCCGTCTTTAGAAACTTCTTTTAAATCTACTTGAATATCTACGGGCGTATGAACAAATATTTTATTTACATTTAATGACATAAAAATTCACTTTATTATACAACAACTTTTAAAAGTTGCAATTATTTATCCGAGAACTTGTCGCCTTGCATATTGGCCAATGGCTTCAATTCCCAATCCCAAATCAATAGGACTTATAGACGATTGTGGCTGGTATACACCAGAATCTCTTTCATCTGAACCACCAAAACCAAATGGTGCTAGTGGTGGTGGCTGCGTCGGCTTTTGTGGAGTTGGTTTTGGAGTTGGTTTTGGAGTTGGTTTTGGAGCCGGTGCTGGAGCAGGAGCTGGGGCTGGAGCAGGAGCTGGGGCTGGAGCAGGAGCTGGAGCAGGAGCTGGGGCTGGGGCTGGAGCAGGAGCTGGAGCTGGAGCAGGAGCTGGAGCTGGGGCCGGTGCTGGAGCTGGAGCTGGGGCTGGAGCCGGTGCTGGAGCAGGAGCTGGAGCTGGAGCTGGAACCGGTGCTGGAGCAGGAGCTGGAGCTGGAGTACCGGGTTTTGGTGTAGAAGGCTCAGGTGTAGATGGCTTTGGTGTAGATGGGGCCGGTGTAGATGGGGCCGGTGTAGATGGGGCCGGTGTAGATGGCTTTGGTGTAGATGGGGCCGGTGTAGATGGGGTTGCAGGTTTTGGTGGTGCTAAAACACCTTTTTCTAGTGCAACACCTGCCTTTTCAGCATTAGCTGCAGCTTCTGTAGCCGCCTGAAGTAAAGCTTTGCTATCCGAAGCCCCAATATCTTTGGCAATTGCATTAACTAATGCATCACCTTTAAGTCCATTTTCTACATGTTTAGCTGCAGATACGTAAGCCTTTTTTAATACTTCTTTAGAAGCAGGACTTGCTGCTGTTTTTGCTGCCATTTCACCCGCAACAGTAACAGCAGGTCTAGTAGCTGTTTCTATTGCTGTTCCTACTGGTGTTGCTGTTGCCATTGAAAGCGCAGCAATTTTTGCTAAAATCTCACCACCGAGTTTTAAACCAGCTCTTCCCAAAAGTCCTGTAAATTCCAATAACTCGGTTTGGTTTTCATAAGCTTTATATAAACCTCTCGCAGCCGCACCATAAACTTCTAAAAGTTCGGTGTTCTGTATTTTTTCTAGATATCTGTCTCTGAGAACAGATTCAACAATATATGGAAGCGGTTTAGACATAAATCAAAATTTTGGTCCAGTAAATCTACGAACTTGACTTGGCGAACCAGTTCTAGCAAATTGCTCTGCTTCTCTTGTATGTGCTGCTTTTGTTGCTTCGCCAGCTTTGTACATTGGGTATGACAGTGCGCCCATTAAGCCAGCTGTTGCGGCTGCGGGTGCAGCTGCAGCTGCTGCCCCTGCTAGGCCAGCACCGCCTAATAGAGCTGCACCACCAGCAACAGCGCCTTCGCCCGCAGCCCAACCAAGAGCTGGTGCAACGACGCCTCTTACTGTTTCGTTTTCTATACCAATCGCCTCTAAAGCTTTATCCACGAGGGCCTCGCCACCGATGGCTGCAGCCAAGCCAGTACCAAATCTTCCTGCACCCTTTGCAGCATTCATCCAAGTGGATGCCTTTGATCCAGGCGAAGTCTGTGCAGATGCCTTTGGTTCCGAAGCTGGTTTAGCTTCTGCAGGTGCTTGAGATGCGGCCTTTTGTGGGCTTTGCTGTTGTGGAGGAACTTTCCATCTAGCATCCTGTGCGTTTATATTTGGGAGTCTAACACTATATCCATCTGGCAAAGCGGTCTTCCAAACGGCCATAGGATCATAAGTCCCGGATAGCGGTGTTCTTGCAGCGCGATTTACGCCAGCCTGGCTTGATACATTTTGTCCACCTACACGTGGTACAGAGTATGAATATGTTTTGCCAAAATTTCCACCCTTGACTTCTCCTTTATATGATCCGCTTTGTAATTGCGGATTTACTTCCATCGGAGCTTCTGCACGACCGACACCAAAACGGCTTTCGGCAGATGCCTGATCTGTTACTTTCATCCAGTCAGGAATGCCTGTTGGTTCTGGAGTGGTGCTTATTGGTTGTGGTGGAGTTACGCCACCTTTCTTTGGTGCACTGGGACCCTTTGCTTCTCCTGGAACCGCTGGTTTAGCTTCTGGCTGAGGAGCTTTTGGTTGGGGAGCTTTTGGTTGTGGTGAAGTTGGACCCTTTGCACCACGTTGTCTTCCAAGATAATCATATACTGATTTTACTGCCAAACCACCAGCAGCCGCTGCCGCTACCATTTCTTTGGCACCAAGCCCACCTGAGGATTCAGGAGCTTCTGGAGTTTTTTGTGCTGATTGAGCGCTACTTTGGGTTGCCTGTCCACTTCCCTGAGTTGTTGTCTGAGTGGCTTGCCCCTGTCCTGTTCTATCTCCAGCAAAGGATCCGGGAAGCTTTAGAGGACCGCTTGCATCTTTCAACCAAGCTGGTTGCTGTGGAATATCTCCAACGATTTCTGTTGGTTTACGACCGGGAGCAACACCACCACCTCTAACACCAGAGCTTGTCGATGCCGGTGCAGATGGTTTTGCGGCAGAAGCAGGGGCAGCTGCGGTGGAAGTGGGTTGATTTTGTGCACCACGTCGTCTAGCTAACTCTGCTTGCGCATCTTTAAAGGCTTGATTTTGTTTTTCATCCTCAACTTTTGCACCAAACATACCAGTACGGCGATTTTGTCGAATTTGATCTTCTAATTCTTGATCACTGAATCTTTTTTGGCCTTGACCGGTACCGCTAAAAACCATGGCAGGAGCTTGGTCTTCTGTTAGTTGCTTGAGCTCATTTTCCAATGAAGAAAGTTGTTCTTGTAGTTTTTGAGCTTGTAGGCGGTAGATATTGGTAATTTGGTTCATGTTGAGTCCTGTATTATTTAGTGCCAAGTATTTCTTTGGCTCTTTTTTGTGCTGGAGTTTCTGTAGTTTGTTGTGTTGAATCAGTTCTTCCTAAACCAAGAACTTCTCCGGCCAAAGATGGTTTAGATTGTGTTTGTTGTGTTTGACCTAGACCAAGGGTTTCTCTTGCTCCTGCACCCGAAGTAGGTGTTGTAGTCTGGGTTGTTGTCCTTGGGGTTGTGGCAGTTGGATTTGGTACTGGAGCTGGAGTCCGTGTTGGAGTTGGCGTAGAACCAGATCCTGCCAATAATTTATTTGTTTTAGAAGCAACTTCACCACCTGTAGCCAAAGAAGATGGTGGGCCCTCTGTGTCTACTCCAGCTATAGCTGGTTTTGGTGTAGTTTTTTGTTGGCCTGCAGGGGGCGTAGTAGCGGTAGTTGTTTGTGCCTGTGCAGAGGTTTTAGCTCTTGGTGCATATCTAGCACCTATATCAGCTGCCTTGATATTTCCTTGTTGTGGGGATGGTTGGTTATAACCAGAACGGTCATTAAAGGTTCTTAGTGTTTCTTTTGCTTGGGTGATGGCATTTTGATCACCGCTTGCTCTTGCTGTCTTAAATGCATCTTGCAGTCTTTCACGCTCTCTTCTTACTCCAATGTTTGGTGTGGCGATTGCCTGGTTTCTTGCTGATCGTGCTGCTCGATTTGCTGCTCTTTCTTCCGGTGATCTTCCTTCACCATCGCCTTTTGGCATAGCTCTTGCGCCTCTAATAGCATCCAAAAGGTCTGCTCGACCATCGGAATCACCTGAATCATCCGCAGCCACCGGAGCTCTTTGTACTGCTTGTGGTTGTTGGGTCTGTGGTGCAGGAGCGGGTGTCTGGGTTACATCGCGCTGTAAAGAAAATTGAGGTGTTTGTTTTTCTCTAGATGCACCTGCCGGGAGCGGTGCAACATTTACAGTTCCAACACTTGGAATGTTGGTAGATTTTCCAGGAGCTGCATCGGGGCGTGCAACTAACGAGGGAACTTCATTTGGTTTCGGCAAAGAAACAAAATCTTGATCTTGGTAATTTACTTGGTCTTCATCTTCTACGTTGGCGTTTACTAAATCAAAGACGCCTTCTTTAATTACAGAAAAAACATTTCCTGTTATGTTTTTGGTATAAGCTGGTTCTGTGGGAGATCCTTTGCTTTTTAAAGATCCCATGGATTTTAATGTCGCATCAATTAAATTTGACGATCCAATTAAAGGATTAAAATTTATTGGTCTTAGTGGTTTATTTTGCTCAATGATGTGGGATATGCTGCTTTGAACCGCATCACTGTGTTTTCTTGAGGCATTCACAGAATGATTTTGACCCAAGAAATCCTTGACTTTATTAAAAAATTGTCTATCTTGTTTATTATCCATGGCTGTAAAATATTTAGATTTTCATAAATACTTAAAAGGTATGAAGAAACAGGTACTCTTGCTCAATCAAGACAATACTCCCCTGAATATCATTACCGTCAGTAAAGCCTATAAATTGATGTCTCGTGACAAGGTTTGGGGGGATGAAACCAACGAGTGTTATGAAGTTGCATCAGTATCAAAGATTGTCAAAATTCCTAAAATTTTGATTCTAAAATACTATGTAAAATTGCCTTATAAAAAGGCATCACCATCAAGACAAAATATTCTTCGAAGAGATCATTATTGCTGTCAGTATTGTGGCATAGATATGATCCCAAAAGAAGCTACTGTAGACCATGTTATACCCAGATCGAAAGGTGGAGCATCATCATGGGTCAATATGGTTGCTGCCTGCAGAGATTGTAATTTAGCTAAGGGAAATAGAACCCCCAAAGAAGCAAAGATGGATCTAAAATCAAAACCCAAAGAACCATCTTATGGATTCTTATTTGAAAACATGCTAATTAGTTTTAGGAAGAAATAATATGCCTAATTATGCTTATAAGTGTGAAAAATGTGATCATTCATTTGATGAAATGTTAAAGTATGAAGAACGTGATATTCCTACGACCAAACCTTGCCCAAAGTGCAAGAAAAAGAAAGTATTGAGGGACTGGGCTGCTGGAACTCCTTCATTAGGAATGGACGCAACACTTACGCCCAGTAAGGTTGTTGGTAGTCAGTTTAAAGAAGTAATCGATAGAATCAAGAGCAGTGGGCACGTGCCTAAGCGACACCATGCAAAACTTGATGCCAGCGCTAATATGAATGCTGGGCGCATTGTCCGTTAAGACTTGCTCTGCATCATCGCCTTCAAAATATAATAACTGTCTATAATATCTGTAACAGGATTAGTCAGTGAATTTTGACCAAAGACCAAAATTAAATCGGTCTTTGTTTCTTTGCTGAAGGCTTCGTACATTGCCTGTTTATCAGCGTTTCCTTTGCCCGTGGCGAGTTTCTTGACCTTAGACGGCTCTACGATGGTCACAGGAACGGCGAGCTTATGGAGCTTGTATTTCAGGATTCCGCAGTTCTCCGCAAGATTGAAAACACGCCCGTGGGAACCGTAAGAATACCCTTCGATTGCTACGTCCGCAGCTCCAACGCATAAATTTGTGGCCCATTCCGAAATCGTGTCAAATCTTTCGGTATCGTAGGCATATTCCTCAAAACCTTCCCCATTGATATTTGGGGCAATTTTTGTGGCATACTTCTTTGTATTGGTCAAAAAATAGAATGAGCAATTGGCAAAGCAAAATTCTCGCTTCTCGTCATAAAGACAAATAGCCGGGCTGGTTATAGAATAGTCAATGCCTACTAACATGGAGAACATATATATTTATACCTTGGCCAGCAGCGGTGGTTCCTGAGCATTACGATGAGCGTATACTTCGATTGGCCCAAAAGGAATGCGTGGAACAACCCCACCGCCGCTGACTAAAATATTTATGAAAAAATCCTCCCCATAAAGGGGAGGATTTTTATTTATGCTCCTCGGGTTGGGATCGAACCAACGACATCAAAATTAACAGTTTTGCGCTGCTACCAACTGAGCTACCGAGGAGTGAGGATCAGACTATCTGGCAACCTCCAGCACTGCAGGCAAATTCCTTTGCCGACTCAGTATTGTCTTCTGCCTCATATTTAGAGAGCTCCTTGAAGTTAACTTTAACTTTTGGATGCGCTGCATATGTTGCAGAATCAATTTGCTCAAATGGAGCCTGAGCGTATGTGTGATTATCACCACCGGGAAGGAACGAGATGCCAGTTGCGACATCAAAGTTCTCCCAGAGCCAGTTACCGACCTCAAGGAACTCGGAGTCCTTGTAGTTGACGGTGATTGATGGCTTGTGGTGGCAGTAATGTTCCTGATAAGTCTTCCACAGATCCAAGTGATCCAATGCACGGAGATCTTCCGTGGTGATTGTGCCTCTTGGGGCCTTCATAGCAAACGTAAAGACCGCTGTGTTATTAGGATTGATCACATCATCTTCGCAAGGAACGCCTTGATCCTTCATGAGATTATAAATTGGGTCCTTCTTGTCAATGCGAATTCTACGGTAATAGTTTTCCGCATAACGTGGGTGGAGACCCGATGCCGAATCGACCAAGCACGAAGTCGTGCCCTCTGGCTTGATACATGTGATGGACTTACTTGGATTGATGCCAAGCTTCTCTGCCCACTTCATGTTCGTTGCCGTTGCATGGTCGCGGAGAGTTTCAAGTAAACGCACCAACTTTGGCTTGCCTTCAAGACCGCTGGTCAACTTGTTGTCGTAGATTCCAGTCATACTGACACCGAGCAGGCGCTCATCTTCGCAGTTCTTCTTCCACTCGGGACGAAGGTATGGGAAGTTGGTGAAGGTCGATTGAACCGTACCGATGATGGTGGCGATTTCAATCTTCTTCTTCAAGGAAGCAGCCGTATCGTCTGGGCGCACAACAACAGTCGAAAGATTGCAGAACTCAAATGGCTTGAGAATAATTTCAGAGCATGGGTTTGTTCCATACTCGCAGTTCTCATCACGACCCCATTTAGCTGCTTGCTCCTGCAATGCCTTGCGGTTAATCATACCACGCTCACCGCTGTGGCTGTTGTAGAGAGAAGTCCACTCCTCAAGGAATTGACCCATCGGAGGACGCCCACGGTAAACAGCAGAGTTGTTTGCATAGGAACGGAAACCAGCCTGCTCCCACCACGCACCACTCTTGCAGAGAGCCATCTCACGATCCGAAAGATCGCTGAGAGAAATCATAGCAGAGCGACGAACGCCACCGACGATGACTGCGTTTGCGATTGCACAGCAGATGTCATGGCACTCAAGGGCAGTGAGTCTGCGTCCTTGTGCGTTGTAGAACACCTTGACGATGAACTTGAAGAGATTGTCAAGAGGAGCAGGACCGCTTGCACGACCACCAAAGGTCTTAAGTCTTGCACCTGCTGGACGAATCTTCGAAAGATCCCACTTAATGTGGCGACCCGCATAGAGGTGATCCATGATGAACTTGACTGCGTTGCCCCAACCTTCCTTGGAGTCCTCAACAACATAAGTGATGTTGAAAGACTTTTCAATTTTGTTAGCGACTTGCGGAAGCTTGTCGGTGTACTGATGCTCAACTGAATAGCCAACACCCGTGCCGTTCATGAGAACGACAAACAGTTCTGCAAAGGAATCAAGAC